TGTCTTGGGGTTGCTCTAGAGGAGGTGTTGCAGGTTGTACACCCATATTCAACAGGTAGTCACGAGCAATATCCGCATGACCTCTTTCTTCATCTGAATACTTCTTCCAGAGCTTTGCAGCATTCAAATAACCATTGTTATTCAACCACAAAGACATTGCTAAGTAGATTCTAGAGGAAAGGTCTTCTTGTTGTACGCGATAATTCAAAAAACTGATGCAGGAGTCGTCAATCATTGGATTCTTACCTACAGATGAGGGAATCTTGATATCTGTCTGTTTAGGACCAGCTGTAACATTACTAACTTTCAGCTGTCTTTTTAAAATAGGATTATCCATATATTACGTATTTCTTTGTCCATTCTGAAGGTTACGCTGATACTGGTTGAAACTTTCAATGTCACCAGCTAATATTGCAACCGCCTCATCTATAATAATCTCCACTACATCATCTCTAAATTCACATTCAACATCTCCTGTTGTAGCTCCTGTTCCGGGATCTACACATCCATCAAAGGATATATCCACAGGTTTCTTATAATAATGTAGCTTAGACTTAGTAATTACAAACTTGTCATTTGTATAAATCGAAAACTTGTTATCGTGCATTGTAGCAAATGTCTCAGCCCAGTCAAAATCAGGACCTTTTAATGTATCCGTGAGAAGAACATCAACGTTAGCTTCTTCCCCCATATACACTGTCATCTCCCTATTTTTACATTTCCCATTATCAGCATACGCTGTAAGACGTATAAAATGAAAATAGTCTGATGGAATTGTTACAGTGTCGAACGCTTTATCCTTATTAGTTCCAAGTAGCTCTTTGCTGCGAATAAATCTCTGTAGATCATCAATGCTGACAATAGATTCCTCTGCTGTCTCCTTAAGGGCATTCACCCCATGCACTTGTCTACGATACCACTCGCGCTGAGCTTTATTAAACGCTTCTGCAATCTGCCAGCACTCTATATTATCATAGTCAAAGCTAGCAAGTTTGTTTAAACGCTCATATACCTTTATCCTAATAAGATTATTCTTCATTATTTATTCCAAGTTTTCTCAATCTTACCTTGAATGTCAACTAAAATCTGCTCATTCAGAGGGTTCTTGAGATATTCAACTACGTCGCTAGGGGTCTTACCGAGCATTGTTCCAGACTGCATATGATAGATAAATCCATCTCCACGTGCAGCAATCACCTTATGGTAAGTCGCATCTTTTACAATCGCTCTGAGCTTTAAGGTTTCCATATCAAGATCTACCACTTCCAAGAAACGCTCTGCTGTCTTCTTTTTATTAGTCTCAACAGTCTCTCCATTAATATACTTATCCATATTATCGTAAAGTATATCAGTGGGAGTAGATTTCTTATACTGCGTAGAGTTGATATCTACCACCTTAGCAACGTAGAACAATTTGTTCGTATTCTTATCAAAGAGCTTCTGTAATTCTGCAAGAGCTTTATTACGCAATTTCTTCACCTCTGTTTTCGTAGATACTGTCTCTTCAAGCTTATCTAGGTAGAACTTTGGTGGTGTAGGCATCCTACGAGCTTCCTCAAAGGACTTTGCTACGATGGAAAACCCACCTGCTTCAATTGCGTAAAGTTTTATAAGATCATAAGGATCTTTGTCAGGTTCCAGAAATACTGGTTGATTACCACAGACAATCTTAATCCTTCCCCAAAACTCATCATTATCAGGTTTTAGTAGCTTAACTTTGTTCCAGAAGTTTTCATCCTTTGGATCTACAATATTAGCTGCAAGTTCTTTCTCCAGCTGAGAAACAACAATCCTGATTTGCTTAATCTTAGCTTCCGCTTCTTCAAGAGGAAGTTGTTTAATTTCAGGAGAAAACTCATTTAATCCTGAGAGATAACGTTTAATTCCATTCATCTCTAAACAAGCAAGTTGTTCTTCATGAAATGCACCGTCAAAGAGCGAGAGTCCGTACTTTTCAAGTCCCATGTTTGACATACTAGCATCAAAGAAAGGACGAATCGCAATACTAGACTTTTTGTTTTGTGGATACTTCTCCACCATAGTAACTGTACTCATGTTTGGTTTTTTGGTTTATAAATAGGTTCGGACACTCGTCTCGAACGGTTTAGCGTACACTAACTATTTACTTTGAACCTGTCGAGAGTTGCAATCTCTCCAGATGATCAGTCTGGTTTGCGTACAACAGGTGATCTGCAGATACTATCTACAGAGAGGGATCTTTTACAAGTGTATCAGAGGAGCGGGGGAACACACACCCCCGCTCGTGATACATATATATTAGAATGAACCACCGGTGATCGGGTTGCGCATCACAATCTTCAACACCTTAGTTGGGTCTTTAACCCAAATAGCAGGCATTGTCTGACTCATGAATACACGGTAACCGTTGAACTGTCCAGAAGACTGGAATCCGTTCGTACGACCCATATAGTCCATAGTACCATTCTGATACCACCACTTCAATTGATTATCCCAGCTGAGTTTCAGCAAGAAGATGTTATCATTAGTGTTGTCAGTGATATCGAAAATGATAAAGTTGTAAGAAGACAGAGGGAAACCATCGATGATTGGGTTCTCAATGTCGTTAGTGTGTACGTTATCGAACGCAGGGTTCAACACGAACTTCACGTTAGCCAAGAATGGGATCACATAGCTAGTGTAAGCGAATCCGAAGTTCAGATCCATACCCTTACCAGTGATTGCTCCAACCTCAGAAGCATTGATTACCAAACCGCTATTGATAGCTTCACGCTTAATAGCTTCGTTAACAAGACGCATACCACCCATACCAGTTTGTACAACCAGTGAACGCTGAGGATCAGGTCCTTTAAACTCCACACGACCATTGAAGAAGTTGAAGATTTCAGACTTGAACAGATCCAGGTTGAAACTAGATTTGTTGTAAATACGCTTGTAGCTATTGTCAAGCTGCTTCCAAAGACCCACAGACAGACGTACATCATCTGGACCGTCTTGCTTAACACGTCCACCATGTCCCCACATCAAGTAGGTTTCGATGTCAGTAGCAATCTTAGTCAAGTGAGCTGCTTCAAGAGCAGTCAAGAAAGTACGTGTAAGGGTTCCAGACTGCATAGCTTTTTTAACAGCATCCTTACCAAATTTAGCTGCAAGACCTTCCAAATTAGGAATAGAAGGATCAGACAGATTCTTGTCGAAGTTACGCCAGATCTCTACTACAGGTACAGAACCGTCATTCTTCAGACCACCTTTCAGCATCAACTCAGCACGAGAAGATACAGAATAGTGTACGTGAGCTTCAGCACCACCTACGTAGTTGTAGAACTCACGGAAACCAGCACCATATGCTCCGATATCAGAGAAACGCTCACCGTATTCACCACGAGCAGAACCTTTACGGAAGAATTTAGTACCTGGCTTCAGATAGGGAGAGTTTCCAGGAAGGAACTTAGTGCTATCATTATTAACAAGTTGTACTGTGTAGATTACACCGTCAGCTACAGGGAGGATGTCCTCAGTAGGAACAATGTACAATTCCACACCATTATACTTGTCATAAGTGATGATATCACCATGACCAAAAATACGACGGTTTAACTTAATCTTGAAAGTAGTACCATCAATACCAAGTTGAGCTTGTGCATCTTCAACATTCTCTACAATGTAGGGAAGGTCTTGAGACACAGGAACTTGCCATTTGTACTCACCACGAGCATTGTTAACGTCGATTACGTTCTTTCCACCAAAAGATGACATTTGATACAGAGGCATTTCTACCTTCTGTGCCATAGCCCACAAATCCACAGGACCAAGGTCCATGGGTTCTGCAGTCTTCATCATGTTCACCAGGTGGTAAGAATCTACGTGTGAGCTTGCGCCCGAGTAACTGGTATCACGTAGAAATATACCATTGTTTAAAACTGGAGTTGCCATAGTAAATGATTGTTTAAATTAATAATATAACTATCGTTTAAATATATTAGTAGATCTAGGTATTTTACGCTGAGAGTTTCTAGGTTGTTCATCTTGATCATCAGTAGAACTTGCAATCTTGCGAGCTTGCTCTGTCTTCAATTGACGAACTGTATTCTCAACAGCTTGATTCTTACCTTGTTTCACTAAACTTTGTCGGTACGAGTCTGGATCAGAAAGCAACCACAAAGCTTCAGCGATAAGAGGATAGTTAGGTTCTACAAACTGATATTTCTCTAAAAGATGTCCTAACAAGTTTGTAGGTCTACCGCTAATTGAAGGGTATTGAGGTTGAACTAGACCAGTGTAAAGAGATGCTTGCGTTTTACGATCAAGTTTAAGTCCGTTAATCTCCGCTGCTTTCAGTGCTTCATACACATTCTCAACATAAACTTCTGCAGCTTCTTGTTGTTGTGCTTTCATCTGCTCCTGACGAGCAAGTTGTTCTTGAACTACCTGCTCTTGCATCGCATCCAACTTAGGTTTAAACTTAGATGCTTGCTGCTCCAACTTACCAAGATCTTTCCATGTTGAGATTTCTTCTGAAATTTCCTCATCATTTCCAAATCCTGTTGCACGCAAATAGGATCTAACTATAAACTCTTGATCGTTAGGATCTTGCGGATTCATTTCACGGAACTCTTCCACTTGAGCGAGTGCTTGGAAAAGACCCTTAAGATCTTGTCCACCATCCGCTACATATTTTGCAGCGTATTGCAACTCTTCTGGAAGACTCTCAAAGAACTGTTGAGGTGTTTCTTGTCTCACCTTCTTTTCCCTTTCCTGGAAGTTTGCTTCTAACAATTCCTTCCAGTCTTTTACGGAGTATTCTTCCATCGGTTTTTCATCGTCAAAGGGAACGATGAGACCTTCATCTATTAACTTGGTCATTGTATCTACAAGACCAGATTTATCCACTTTAGGACGACCTGCAGACTTTTGATCATCTGTAGAGTCTTCCTCCGGTTTCAGGATGTCTTCTAAAGTTTCACGTGAAACATCAGCGTCATCCTTTTTTTCATTCAGGTCATCTACCTTATTTGGATCAGAGTCTTCTTTAGAAGAATCCTCTTTACTAGGATCCAAGAAACTAAGGTCTACTTTAGGAGTGGTAAAAACACTTGGTTTCTTTTCCTCCTTGGAAGGTTGAGCAGATGTATCAGGTGTTACTACACTAGATGCATCTGGAGCACCTGAGAATAATGAATCAATGTCAAGATCTATTTGCTGCACATTAGTCTGTGCAGCAGCACTTTGTGTACTCATGTTGGTTGTTTTTTAGTCTACAATATAATATACGGAATTATATCCGTAAATCTTAAAAATGTAGACGCTAATAAAGCATTTTCTGTAGTATACAGCTATAGTTATACCTACTCCCCCTTATTAAAGGAGAGTGAGGTTCAACTTACCAGCTGCCCATACAAAAGCTGCTTCATTGATAGTGCCTCCTTCTACATCATTCCAGTCAATATAGTCTTCACCATTCATAACTAGATTACCTTGTGCAACTTGCTGAACCATATTAGTAGGACCTGGAGGAAGAGGACCAGGAGGTACAGGACCAGGATTTTCACTAGTTGTAGTTGTAGTGGTAGGAATAGGTGTTTCTACTAAAAGAGAATAGAAGAAAGTAGCACTATTTACCAAGTTGTCATTAATAACATACAGATTAAGACGGTTAGCTTGCATTTCAGCACCGTTAAACCATACGCTTACAGGTTCAATAGCTCTCATAATTATTACTGTTTAAATAAATGATTAATAAGTTTTATTTAATATGAATATATCACTATAAATACTATTTCCAACATTAGATGATCCCCACTGAACTGTTACGTTTAATGTATTAAGCACTGTTGTATTAAATGTTGTATTGTTAATTACATTAAAACCAAACCCTTCTACTACACCATTAACCGTTTTAGTATAGTGGAATCCACCTAAAGTGACAATTGATGCTACACCAGCAGCTCCTATTTGTCTAATAGTAAAATCTATATTTAAAGTAAATATACCATTACTAATATTATTGATAGTTTGAACTCCACTATCTAATAATAAAGCACCATTTGATCTCGCTCTAATTCTAATAGTCTGATTATTAGCAGTATTAATTACTCCTCCAAAAACTGCTCTAAAACTATCTCCCACTTGAAAACCATTAGCGGGTACTGATAGAGTTCCTACACCACCATTTATTAAACTTTGTTCTGTTATACCGGTGATAATAGTGCTATTACCAGTTTGTGCAAATAAACTAGTAGATGGTCCTGGAATACCTTGAGGTCCTGTATCTCCTTTATCACCTTTAGGTCCTTGTATACCTTGAATTCCTTGAACTCCCTGCGGTCCTTGTTCCCCCTGTATACCTTGGGGACCTTGTAATCCTTGCGGACCTAAAAGATCTCCTACATCTTCCCAAGCATTAGTTGCAGTGTTCCATACATAAAGACTACCGTCAGATTCAATAATCCAAGCTTCCCCAGGATTACCCGGACTTCCTCCAGCACCTGCTAAAAAACTAGCTAAATCAGGATAAGACCCTAGCACCGTAAGAGCCGCTCCGGTTTCACCCTGTACACCTTGAATACCTTGAACACCTTGAATACCCTGTTCACCTTGAGGTCCTTGAGGACCAACAGGTATATTTTCTATCATACAACACAACTGCTTATATTTCTTTACAAGCCAGTCAATTGTACCATATAATCCTAAATTATCCATTATAGTAAATTTTATTTCTTCTTCTTAGGAGGATTTTGAACATCATACTTATTCTTGTTAACACGTGCTATCTCCAGCTCTTTATCAGCAATACGCTCTTTAGCAGCAATCTCTTGCTGCTTAAGTCCGTAGTTCTCTCTAGCTAAATTATTACGATTCACTTCCTTTTCACGTTCCAGACCCATACGTTCACGATATTCTTCTTGCTTACGAATCTGCTCCAACGCATCGCGGTAGTCTGACTGCTCGTTTTTATTGATATCAACCATTGATCCATAACCTGCTGAGCGAATTTCAGTTTCAATAATACGAGCTTGACGATCTTTGTCATTCTCAGAAGCCTCAAACTCCATTTTAACACGCTGCTCTTCAGCACGTGCTTGCAACATTTGCTCTTGCATTGCTTGCTCTTGTTGCATTTGCTGCTGACGAGCAATAAGTTGCTTCTCTTCAGCAGACTTAAGAACATGCGTAAGCTCTGCAACAGACTCACTCTTAATAATATTACCAAGATCATAGATAGATGCACCAGCTGTATTATTAGTAATAGCAATTTGTTTCAACTGCTCTAATACATAGCGGTGATTAGTCTTAGTTGTAGAGAATACATTAAGATCACGCAGTAAAAGATCAGTTCCATTAATCTGGAAGTTCACTTTATCTTCAGTACTAGTGACATACTGTAATCTTAATGAAGGTCTCTTAGACTGATAATACTGTGCAAGATCTGTACGCATCTGATGTACACGTGGCATCAAATAGTCTGAGTGCTGTGTAAAATAATGCTCAGTTTGAGCATATGATGCTGCTACAGACTGCTGTATTCCAGTGGCAGTCTCTTGTGCAATTGGTGCTCCAGCTCTCGGAGCAGAAACACCAATAGATTCGAATGCTTGCACCTTAAAGTAGTTAGCAAGTTGAATCCTTGACAATAGACGTTGAGTTTGCTCTAAATTCAACACCTGATAGTGCTGGAAGTTAAGAGCATTCTCTGTATTAGTGATAGACGTATCGAGAGCTAACATCTGGAAATTCTTCATAGCAACGTAAGCCTTTGCCAGATTATTTCTACCCCAGTCTTCTCCCATGGAGTGACGTGGTAAAGCGTTCTGGTCCAGAAGGATTACGGTTCCCAACTCATCGACAAGTATATCTGCAATCTGATTATTTACAATGTTATATCCAATCTGGTATGGTTTCATAAGATCTACCAGACTCACTGATCGCGTATTGCGATCTGAGAACACAGACCCCTCTACAGGAAGTTTACACCCATAAAGTGAATTGTCTCCTTTAAACTGGAATGGTAAACGATTTACGTTTAAATATATAGGAGTGAAACCACTAGGATTATTCATACCCCAGAATGTTGGACGATTAGGTCCAATCTTAATACCACCCCAGGTTTCATTAATCCAAATCCAGTCTACGTGTTCACCAAATATTAAGTTTTCCTTTGTCTTCTGTGTACTTACACGTGTATTGTAGACAGGCTTTTCAAGCACCTTAAATGTCTCATCTACAATATCTTGAATGATTTCTCCATCCTCAGTAATCTTAGTAAGATGACCCACCTTACGTTGAGACTTCCAATAGATGGTAGCTACACGAAGCATAAAGTTTGGACCATAATCTAAAAAGTCTTCACCTTCAGATAAGATCCACTGTACAATATCCCCATTATATGGCATATTCTCATATGCTGAGAGGTATTGACGCATTGCAAGAGATGGTCCTTCAACGTTCCATCTATGCGGTTTTGATGCATCATAAAAAGATCCATCGTTTTGCATTCCCTGAAGAGGAAGACCAGCTGAGCGTATAGGGTAGATGGCTTCCAGTCTCTCCATCTGCTCCTGAGTCATCATCCAACCATATTTGTCAATGACATCAGCAACAGTGAGGATATCAAACTTTCCTACCCACTGACCCTGCGAAATGTAGCGTACATCCGCGCTCTTATGGTAGAAAGTTAATAAGGGATTCCAAAGCTCCAATTCGTAATCGTCTTCCATTAAACGGAAATGCCAGAACTCACGATCCGTAATGAGCATGTCACGGAACGCCATATTCTCCAGCTCAAACATCCTGAATCGCTCCTCATCCACCTTAGTTTGGTGCATAGCCCACTCTTCAACCATTGAGCGGTAGTCTTTTTTAAAGAACGATTCTATTTCAGGAAGAGACTTAAGACTTTCAGGATTTAATGCTTGCTGAGCTTCTTCGGTGTTAGGGTCCATACCCATTTCCACCATTTTTATCATCATCTTTTGTTGAGCTTCAGCAAGTAGAGCATTCTCAATCATCAGACGTTTTTGCTCTAACATCTCATTATAGGAGTAGTCATCCACCGCTCTAAACATCACCTTAGCAGATCGCTTAGAGAACTCCCCAGTCATTAGATTAATAACATTAGGAATGATAGGGTAAAACTTCAGTTCTAGAGCTGTTTGATCCTCCTTAGTAAGAGTTTCAATTAAATCTGCATATTCATTATCATCCTCAACAATATAGTCTGTACGGTCAATAATACCTTTAGCAAGCTTGTAATTCTTAAGAAGTTTACGGGAGTTGCGACGGATTTGCTTAATACCCTGCCACTCTAACCAGTCCATATTACTAGCTCTCCACTGCTCATCTTTAGCAGATAGGGGTAAAAACTGAATAGGCTGGGTGAGAGTACCCAACTTATTATATTCAGCTTTTTTACCAGCTTTGAGATCTAATGCATTTAATATCTGCATGATTATGAATTACTTATGTAATGTATAACATCCCCAGTAGACGATGTGTATACATACTGACTGGGTATAGTGACAGTAGTCTCAAAGGAATACATCATCTTAAATTTTTAAATGGTGAGCGTGGTTTAGACATCTCAGAAGTCTTTGGTCCTGAACCTCCTAAATGTCTAAAGGGACTCAATTTTAATTTATGACTTTTTTGGGACTTTTCCAAATTTGAATTAGTCTCTACGCGCTTCTGATAACCCCTATTAGACTGCTGTACCTTCGCAAATGCTATAAGTGCACAGAAAGCTACTAAACGGTCTACGTTTAAACCTTCATGGTATGCTTGCATTTCCTTAAGAAGCATGATGTCCGGAATACGCTCTACACCAAATGTCACCTTGGTGATATTACCCACCTGGTCTACTTCCTGATCAATCTCTTCTGTAAGGTATTGAATACCATAGGATAGCAAGTGTTGTTTAAATAATGTACCTGTGTTCTTCCATCCATAAGTCTGATATACATTGCTATTTGATCCTAAGTCTTTTAGGAATAATATCTGATCTTTAGGTACAAGGTAACGCTGCTTCTTTCTAGAGATCATATACTGGATGAATAGTGAGATGTTATTCTCCACTATCGTCCAAGCATTATACCACTCAATCATTAGCTCTAAACGCTCATGAGTTTTATTAATGTCATCAAACCTTCCACACCAGCTAGCTACAATTCTATCTTGTTCTACAAAGGTTTTACGCTCTCCAAAGTTATCTTCTCTAGTCACCTCCACAGGATTCTTGTAGATAAATATAGAACACAATGAATCTGAGGTGGTTGTCTTTCCTTCTCCTACAGGGTCAATCGATGCGTAATACACCCCAAACCCAGGATTTACAATAGGTCGTTCCCACACTACTATAGTTCCCTCCTTGTTCTCAGACTTCTTAGAAATTGGAAACTCAGATATTGGAAGCTTATTAGACTCTTTAGCTATGATTTTACCATGCTCATCTCTATGAATATCTAGAAGCTCATAAGGATAATCTTTATCCTCAATACGTTGAACCTGTTTAGAAACTAAATGCTGGGGGAACTTTGATTCTTTCCTAAATGCAAATGCTTCCTCAATATTAGTGGGTTTCTGAGATATACGAAGTTGGTATTGTTCTGGTGTAAGCTCTTTCTTCCAACGCTCACGTTCTTTCTTAATAGCTTCAAAAGCTTCTACTACTAGTGAGTTCCCATACTGATCAATATAGGGAGGCATACTCCACTGTTCCGGTATGAACAACCCACTCTTACCTAGAGTTCCTTTAGAATCAAGTAGAGATGTCTCAACCGCAAGCATATCATAGACATCAGGATTTAGAATAAACTGCTTTAGAGGATCACATTGATCTAAATCCCCCACAGATCCTGCAGCAATAAATGTTCCTGTTGTAATCATACCTGATTGCATAGCAGGACGCATATACTCATATGTCTGATCCATCTTAGGTGCGATACCAGCCTCTTCATGAAAGAAATAAGTTACAGGACCACCGACACCAGCTGTTGCATCCTTCTCAAATGATGTTCCTTGTAATACAGAAAACAATCCTCTATATGTATCACGTCCATTCATTCTTACTTTGATACGCTGTTGCCATGCTAGCACTTTGTCTGGATCATTAGGACGATACCATGCAGTGTGCTCATTCAAAAAGTTCTTATACTCATTAAGCATCCTCCATGTACCCTTCTCAGAGATGTAGTCTTTAAGACTAGCACCAATCTTTAGAATAGCCCCCTGTTCAAACCAATATGCATTAATAAGCTTTGCTGCATGAAAGTAAGATGATGCTATCTGACGTTTCTTTAAAATAGGGCAATGTTTATACTCAAGCTCTGCTAGACATTCATATAGTGCCATGTGATACTGCGCATCTCTAACCTTAGCAAAATCGAATCTAGCTTCTTCTTTATCATAGATGGGAAGAAAGTTTAACCACATGTAATAGTCTCTAGTGAGATACCACATTCGATCTTTATTTTTAAAGATTACTCCAAGTCTACATTTTTCCTTCTGGTCATCCCAGTATTTTATATAGTCTTTGGTGCGTACCGGAGCTGCGCAGTAAAATCCATTCTTTTGGAAATGTCTAGCTTGCTCGTTAAACATATATGCGGTTTCATCAAAATGATTCCCCTCATCAGGACCTGCGTCTTTAAACAAGTTTCCTACAAAAGCTTTCCAGTCATCTCTAGATGCAAAGTCTGTAGTAGTCCACTGGTTATTCTCCCATGTAGGAACTGATATGTAATGTGTTAAATCCACTATTTAACTAACGATTTAACCAGTGAAGTGTCACCTTTCACCTTATGTAAAATTTCTAGAAGAGTGTTAATATCAGAACTCTTCAATACATTAGGTGTTTTAGGATTTTGAAAAAACTCTAAGTAGTGATCTCTTGGAATAGCATACCAAGTTTCTGTAAAAGGGTTAAAATGAAACACCCAGTTATTTAGATACTCTCTTTCTTGCATTTGACTTCTTATTTAAAAGCTTATACACCTTATCTCTGTAGTTCTCAAAATGACGCATCGCAATCCATTTACCGGTTACGCTTCCTATAATAAACCCAACCATAACACCCCAGTGCCCTTTAAACATACTGTCTATTGAAAAATAGACTGATGCAATGGATACTAGATTAATCCATATAGAGTTGAATAGTAACGCTCTCACTTTGTTCTCATATGTATACTTAATCTCCATCGTTTTAAATATGTTAAATAACACCTGAAGAAAAAACACCAGTATATAAACACTCATTCTATATTATTTTCCTTTCTTATACCAATCCCATAATTCCATCACTCCAAAGATAACACCTATTACCAGTAATATAAATAATCCTGGTAGAAAAGTTTTCTCTGCAAAATCATTGATCATATGCTAAGTTTTGTCCTCCTCGTACAGAGGATTGTTGTTCTTCCATTAAGTCTTTATACACTCCTTTGTAAGACTGTCGTATAGCATCAAAATCTTTTGCTATACGTCCAATCTGTGCAATATTACCATCTCTTCCATCAGTAATCTGTGTACTAGACATGTAACGTGCAATATTATCCAGTGCTTTCTTAATACCATAATATGCTCTAGATGTTTCAGTTTGGTACATCTTATCGCATAGCTTTAATGCTCGCACAATCATATCATCGTCTGTACTAAACTCAGCTCCTATTTCCTGCAGTATCACTTCCTCTTTTTCTTCTTCTGGAAAGTGAAAGAAGGGATTAAGGTCAGGATTAGGACATGTCATGTAAAATAAATAGGTGTATATCTTACGATAGTCATCTGGAAAGTTATCCATTATATCCTTCAAAAAAGCTAGTGTGTAGCAATGCTCTGAAGGAATCACCTGTCCATTTTGTATATCAAACAGTCTTATCATTATTAAATGTTTTTGGAACAAGAGACTCACCAGCTGATGGGTTACCATATACACGCAGATCATTTTGATCCACAGTTCTAAGCTCTCCTGTGTTGTAGAAACGTACAATAAACTGAGGATTAGAGTGTATAGAACCTGCTATCATAAATATAGCCACCCCATATCCTAGTTCTTTAACTTCCACATCAAATGGATTTACAATCTCATGAATTATTTGTGTTATCATCTTCGTCTTTAGGTTGATGGTGTTTATTTACTATTCCTCTAAATCCTTCTATAAAGTTGTGCTTAGGATAGAAGGTGTCAAAATTAGATTGAATCTTAAGCTCATCTATGTGTATCCACTTATGCAGACCAGCCATTGCTTCATACTTAAATACCTTCTCTCCTTCAGGAAGAGTTCCTTCCTTATACATTTGTATGAGCTCGTCTAGACTATATATAATCATCACTTACTAGTTTTATGTTTAATCAACTCTACCACCTCAGCTTTCAAATAAGGAACATCATACTTTACAACATCCTTTACAACTGGATCACCATTTGTATCTAATGCGGTGATAGGGTTTCCAAACTTATCTTTACCAGCTTCTTCAAATAGAATATGATGAAGCGTTAAAATCCCAGGTTTAAGCTTAGGATTATGCTTTAAAATCATATACATATAAAGACTAAGCTGTAGTGCGTAGTGATTGTAATTACAATCGTCCAGATGTGCTACAGGAGGTTCCATCTTTTGTGATATTCCCTCCCAGTTAGTATAGCTAGAAGTCTTTATCTCCTTATTAGTCTTATAGTCTGTAATGTTCACATAGCCATTCACCACTTCTACAAGATCTGACTGACCGCATAACGCTACAGATTTTAGATAGACTAAATGCTCTGGATATATACCCTCTTTAAGCTTCTGCTCAGGAGCATGTTTCACCCCATCTTCTTCTATCGGTTTAACCACTGGTACAGTTATTCCCTCACGCTCTATTGTAGTTAAAGCACACAGATCAGCTTCTCTACAGTTATGATACCATGTACCAAGATCTGTAGCACGTTTAGCTTCTGATTTCCAAGCAGCTTGAATATCTTCTACGCTCATTCCAAACCATTTGCTCTTCTTATTCTTAGAAGACTTTAGAGCTATTGCTTCTGACTCAAATGGTTGTTTAAAGTGACTAATGAAGCTTGTTACACTAGTCCATTCTATATCAGAATTATCTAACGATACATACTGATGTTTCTCTGGTTTAAATATTAAACTCATAATCCTAATTTTTCTTTAAGCTTGTCCTCTTCTTCTTGTGTCAAAACCGCTTTCCATTTATTAAGAGGACAATCAGAACTAAGACTTCTAGTCTTAAATTCTAAGGAACATCCACATCCACCATGCTTTTCATTACAACACGGGTGTGTTCCAGGAACCATACATCCATATCCCTCAGTGTCGTATAAATGACAATTGCGACATATCTTCATTCTTTCTGTCGCAATCTCTTCCACGTCTTCTTTTTTGAAGACACTATTCATAACACCTTCAAGGATTTGACCCTTAGCTTTCCATATCGCTATTACGTTTTTCTTCAGACTCATTGTTAAAACGTTTATTAATTACAGAACGACGTCTTGCTTTCTCGTCTGTAAGCTTTTGTTTAATAGAAGACATTGTTTCATATTGATGTAAAACTTTCTTCTTCATACCATATTCAGTGATGTCAGTGTCCTTTAGCTTCTCTAATAAGTTTTGGTTTGCTTGCATACTATTATCTAGAGCATTCTCTTTAATATAGAAATTACCTAGATTGTGTACATGCACCATTGTATCATTAAGCTCTGATAACTTTGCACGTAGTGTTTTGTAGAAGAAGTTTGTAACTGCTTCCACTTCATCTACAGGACGTTCCATCTCCATTGCAAAGGATGGGAGAAGATTGCGAAGTTTACTGGGATGCAACTGCTAGAAATTTATAGTCTAGAAATATGTTCCCTTTCACTTGCACACTAATAGCTGGATTAATCCAGATCTTCTTTTTACTTTTACCCTCCTTTAGAATGAGACCATTCTTTTCAGCTTTTATAATTGCATTACGTACAGACTGTGGACTTTTAAACACACCATGCTCATGCACCTTATTACAAAAGCTATTCAACTCTTGTTCCACGTCCAATGCTAGCATTGTCAGACATTTTAAGTCTGCAACGCTAAGCGTAATGTTGGACAGGAAGCAATGTGTTAAAAGCTGAAATTGAACTATCTGCTCAGTGGAAAGCTTCACCCGCTTCTCTACTTGATTAACGATAGCCATTCATCACTCAGTTTTAAGTTTTCTCTTAGCAGATGGAGGTGCTGGAATTTCTTCCTCATCTCCTTCCTCTGATGGAACTTCTGGTTGACTCTTAGGATTGGTCACCTGAGCAATGAATACAAGAGCGTTCAGTTCCTCAGCTCTGTCTTTAGCAATAGCTGTGTTTAAAGCTTGAAGCTTTGCTCTCACCTCAGCAATTTTAATTTGCTCTTCCATATGAGTAATAAACTCTTCGGTGGTTGGGATCTTTTGTTCTTCTGACATGTTGGTTGGTTTTTATAGTGTGATAGAATCTTCTGTATTAGCACCACCTCTCATATACTCCATCCAAAGTTCTTGGAATGTAAAAAATGGTGTATCGATTGTGTACGTATCTCCTGCATCTGTAAATACAGTGGTGCAGTTGAATAGCATTTCTCCCTCCTCATCTGTACTCTGCTTAATAGCAAATACAGTGTCTAGTAGAAATGCAAAGGGTAACCACTTACCACTGTCATCTATCCCTAGAAGATCTTTTTCCGTTGGGTCTAGCGCATGGCAGTGGACATTA